TTGAGAGGAGTCAACCCTAATTTTTTGATTATTTCGTTTGTAAAGTTAGGTCTTTCATTGATTAAAGGAACACCAATGTAGCCCGGTGAGTTGGAAAGTTGTGAATGCGCCTTCCAGTCGCTCATCACTTGTATAACATCTTGTGGTCTTGTATGCTTAGGATGAAATGCTGGATATACTATTGGCATATAAACATGATCAGAGTATCCAAACAGCACACCATCACGATAATGTGCATAAACATTAATATTAGGATGCTCGATGATCTTGTGATCGAATTCTTCAGCAAAATCAACAAGTTCCAAGAATTCATTAGTTCCGTTTGGAGTAAGTTTATATTCAATTTTTGATCTCATATTTATGGGTATGTATTATTTGTTAATCCAACTTGGTAGTATGTTTTGCCACCATGTTGAATTGTTTTTGATGATCCATATGTAGCCAAATCCATTGATTTAAGTGATGGTATAGGCAATGATGTATTTATTGGAGTTGTAAAGGGAGATATATTAAGTTCACTTGCAACCCTGTCAATTCTATTTAATGCGCCAATACTATTTGCGCCTGAATTAGTCGCAAACATTAATCCAATAATTTTTATTGTCCCATTAATATCAGCGGTTACGCATGACCCAGAATCACCTCCAGTAATAGGAGAAGTGTTGTTAGCAGTTTGGACAAAAATTTGATCGTAAAATAGATTTCCAGTATCCGCTGCAACCCCAACTTGACTTACAAAAATCCTACAGTCACCACTTCCCCAACCTTTAGGCCCAGTAGTTCTGCCTGTTGAGTATACTCTTCCAAGGTTGGCTCCATTTGTTGTAAGTAAATTGTTAATTTCTGCTGTTGTAGCAAATGGCATTGAAGGTGGATAATTTGATTCTCCTATTGGTTGAATCATTTGATATGAATTATTTGTTATATATTCTGGGTTTGGTATTAACAAACATCCATCTACATAATTTATAGCAGGTTTTGCTAAAATTGGAACATATCTGTTGATTCTATCGCAACAAAGATTATTTCCGGGTGCAACTGTTGCTGTTGGAATGTAATATTGATTATTAACTATCCATTGGACTGGTTCTGCTGTATTATTTGCCGCTTGAGTAGCTTCACTTGCTATTTCTCGTTTATAAACAGAAACATGGCTATTTGTTACTCCAACAATTCTTCCGTTTTCATTATCTGTTACAAAGAATCCAAGAGTTCCAATAAGCGCATTAACTGGATTTATTGACCAACTTGTAGGAAATTGATAAATTTGAATGCCACCTCTCATTTGAAATGGGCCACCACCGGGGCCGGGATCTTGTAATTGAGTAAGATTCGGGTCGCTTCCAGAATAACAATACGCTAATTTTATTTTCTCAGATTGGATAACGTCAGTTTTAACTAAATTTCCGTCAACAACAAGAGATGCTGGCAATATATGATCTTTCGGCAAATCGGATTCAGATTTCTTTTCAGAAACATTGAAAACAATTCCTATCTCATCAGTTCTTTCTCCATTTTTAAATTTATATCCAAGACCAACGCTATGCACTCCAGCGTGTTGATTTGCTTGAAATAAATCGTTAATCTGTTCTTTTATAGAATCTGTTAAAGTCATAATTAATCAAATCTAGCAAATAACACACTTAATGTATTGCAGTTTTTTGTTCCAGTTGCATTTTGCGTTTGTGGAGAGCATTTTCCATTTAAATCTGCGCGAGATTGCTGGAAAACAATTCCAGAACAAATGGTAGAAACATCTGGACTCCATGCTGACCAATTTGGTGCAGATGTTCCAGTAGCTTGTTGCGTTTGTGATCCGCATTTTCCATTTAAATCTGTGCGAGATTGCTGGAATGATGTTCCTAAGCAGATTGTTGCAGCATCTGGACTCCATGCTGACCAATTTGGAGCAGATGTTCCAGTTGCATTTTGTGTTTGTGATGGACATTTCTCATTTAAATCTGTGCGAGATTGCTGAAAGGAAGTTCCTAAACAGATAGTAGAAGCATCTGGACTCCATGCTGACCAATTTGGAGCAGATGTTCCAGTAGTTTGTTGCGTTTGTGGAGAGCATTTTCCTTTTAAATCTGTGCGAGATTGTTGTAATAATGTCCCTAAACAAACAGTCGATGCATCTGGACTCCATGCTGACCAATTAGGTTCAGATGTTCCAGTGGAAGATCTGTTTTCGGATTCTCCAGTGCAAACATTTGATCTAGATTGCTGGAAGGGTGTCCCAAAACAAATTGTAGATGCTGGTGGAGTCCAGTCTAGCCAACAAGAATATGATATTCCTACTGAAACATCTTCCCCATCTATTTTGTTTTGATTATAATTAGAAAACTTTTCTGCTTGTGTTTTTAAAATATTATTGCGCGTGGAATTATTTCCACAAATTGCACATGGCAAGCAATCGCTTTCCGTTTTAAACGGGATAGAGGAGTACAATGGAACAATCGGATCGTCACCAAATGGAGAAATAAACTTGTTAGGAAAGTTTGTTATCTCTTTTGTTGATGTAAATATTGATGGCATATTAACAAGGATTTTGCGATTTATATTCTAGTGCCGCAGCAGTCGCGGATTGAAGAGCAAGAATTCCAGCTTCTTCTTGAGCGTGTTCAAAACTAATATATGAAATATAAGTTGCAGAAGCAGTAGCTGAAATTGAATTTGCTGTGTTTTCTTCGCAAGTTAAACTAAATGTTTTAAATACCTTTGCGCTATATGAGTTGTCATTTGGCGATTGTTGCTCGTATGGGTTAGGAAGTAGGTCGATTAACAATGTTTCGCCATTTTGTGCCACAACGCAAGATTGCGTCTCATTGCCCTGCGGAACACCTGTAGATTTCTCCTGCCAAGGATCCATGAAGAGTCGCACAATTTCCACTCCGAATTCACCGCACCACTCGATTAGTAGCGAAAATGCCTTATCGACATCGTCTGTCAGATATGACTCGCACGTTGAAACAAGGGAGTTTCGTTGAGCGGATTCAGTTGTAAGTCTTCGGTATTGGGAGTTCAAAAACCCTAGCTTTTTAACCTCTGACTCGTATGGTGTATTTTCCCACTGGTAGTCAGCAGTGACTGCCAATATGCGTTTCTGTAAGATTGGGCTATATGACCCCTTGCTGCCCCTGTAGGACACTTTTAGGTCAACTGTGCCACCAATCTGCGTAGATTCAATTTCAGCATAAACGAACTTTTTTAAGTCCATCTCATCTCCAAGCAATGGAGTTTCAAACTGCGAGTAAATCCGATTGTAAAGTGTCGTTGTTGTTTTGTCTGGATTGATCTGCAAATAAGAATCCACTCGTTCTGGTTGGAATGACTCCCAAAGGTGGTTGAATGACCCATCGTTTGTTGCTGAGTAATCGACAGAAAAGTGAAAGCAGCGAGATTGCCCATCGACAACACCTGTAGTCCACTCAACTGGACGTGTGCCTGTCCAAACTCCAGCCCATGCAGGATTTCGATTATCCCCCCACTCTGATGCAGCAGCGTAATCCAGCACCATTGTATCGGAATTGAGAGTCTGAAGGTATGGGATTGAATAAAGTAGATAATTCTCAAAACCAGTAGCGCAAATCTTTGTTGGGTCTGCTGCCATGAGTCGTTTTGCTCTAGCCATTTCCACGTCCTTGTAAAGAATTTGAGAAGACAGGTAAGAGGTAGCCGCAATATCTGACGTTATGAGTCCACCTTGCGAGTACCACCACATTTGACCTGCTTGGAAAGCAATTGATTTTCCTGCAATGCAACCAACAGTTGGGTACAACGTGGACTGGAAATTTTCAGTTGTGACCCACTGCTCACGATCAAGGACTCCCGATTTCAATTGGAATGTAGAACGATCAGTAAATACAATCAATCTCGTCGAAGTGTCCTGACCCACATAGCTTGTCATTGCAGTGATTGGACGCGAAAAACTAAAATCACCACGGGAATTCCCTGTTGTACGCTCCTTAAACGAGGTTGGATCACCCAGATCGGATGCCAGCACAATATTTTTGTCAGCGATCCACATTCTGTTGGCTGAATATGACATCCAGTATCCAACTGGAATTGTGGAAAGTTGAACCCCAGATGTATCGGATCCGTCCCAGTATGAGGGATATGAAATGCCATCCTGAATCATAACTATTCTGTGAGCAGGAGTTGTAAATTCATTTTCACCTGTAGAAAGGTTTGCAGATCGAGTTGCAAGTGCAAAAACAAATTGATCTACATTTGCATCCATCGATATATTTTTTAAACGAAAATCTTCCCAATTGCTTGGTTGGGTTAATGGAAATGGTGAGTAATAAACTTTGCCATTAACAGCAAAAACCATGTATGACAATTCACTTTCAAAAACACCATTTCCATTTACATCGAAAATAGTAGATGGGGTTATAGTCACAACTCCATCCTGTTCTCTCGTAATTGCAGCTTCCTTTTGTTTATTGGAAGAAAACAATATCCCTCCTTGAAAATTTCCAGCAGGAAGGGAGAGTTGCATCTTGTGGCCCGGTCTGGTTTGAACAATGCCACCTCGGACGCTTATATTAACACCCCACTTGCATTGGTTTTCTGGCAATGACCAAGGGTTGCGAACGGAATTAACTCCTTGCACCCACCCAGTTGAGACTTTTTTTAGTCTTCCTGCTGTAATATTTTCACTTTTCATTACTAGAACATAACTGGATCAGTTCCATCACCATACGTCAAATCATTAATTTGTGGTGGAACGAATGCGTGACCATCTTGGTGTTCCTGCTGATTTTTCAAGTATGCCAAGGCAAATCCCCAGTAACGTAGTGCTTGTTCAGCGAAGTCCTTATCCTCCAAGTCGCAAGCGTGGACTCCGCAAATGATTGCGCGAGTGTGTTCGATTGGAATGAAATCGTATTTACTATTAATCACTGGAGGTTTTAGCCTGTAGGCAATTCTTGCCCACGCGCATGGTTTGCCAATCCGAATCCTTCTGTACTGCGGATTAACCTCTGTTGGGTGGTATTGACCAATTAGAGTCAAATCATTACTGCGTCCAAAATCCATAGCATAAAGGCTAACAAACCCGTCTGTTAGGGGTTTTTGAATGTTAGCAACGCTTTTTACAAGAATGGGAGGTTCAATTGCGTCTACGAAAAACTGACTATCGATTGTAAGTCCGCTTGTTAAAAATGATACTCTCCCATCTATTGATAGAAGATTTTCTGCTGCGTCCTGTGTGGTATAAAGCTCAATTTCGTTATTTGCAATGCGTCTAACAAAGTAATTTGTGTCTGGACTTAACCCTGATGGCAAAACATCTCCAGAATTTGATCTTACAGTTACAGTTTGACCTGTATTATAAAGCAATGCATCTGAAATTATACTTGTTGATGGAGTTGCATTAAATGTCCGTTCGATATCTAAAGACAACTGCCCCGTGCCGGGCGTGTCAATTGTAACTATTACTCCTCCAGAATAAACATTAATATTATCGCCAACAACTTTAACTTGATAATCAATTCCAGCAACTAATGGTGATGGCATTGTTCCACTTGTAGAAAACTTGACAGACTCATTTTCCTGAAGAAAATTTACATTTGAAGGACTAATAAGATTGTTATATGGAAGTGGCGAGACAGTGAACCGATTGGCAAAATACGATTGACCAGAACCAAGAGAAACAACATTTATTAAGCCAGTAACACCACCAGCAGAAGCGTCAGCAGAAGATGTATATGCCCTAGCAACAGATGTAGATGTAATATTTAAATAAGCTGGAGTTATTCCATTGTCAATCGATGGGTTTGTTAATGGCAGCAAGTAATCAGTTCCCCAATAAATGGTTGCTGGAGTTGTTAGGCTTGAAAAGTCTCCTCTCCA